TAAATTCAGTTTCTATTTATTGTTTTATTTATTATGAATATTTTATTCAAAAATAAATCCGTATAAACATTTAATTTATACGGATCTATTTTTGCATAAAAGTGGAGCTGGAGGGAAACTCCTTTTCCTGGTATAAATCTGTATATCAACACATTCGATTTTGTCTATTGTGTATTTATCTCATAAGTGTATATCATATACAATTATAACTTCCGGCCATAATTCTCTTTAGAATAAAAATGGCTGTTTCTATATTTTGTCCTGAGATCATAAATAGTTTAAATAATTCTTCACTTTCATAATCTTCTTTTTCCATCTTATAGCCTTTCTCTTCAAGATAACTCTTATAGCTACTCCATCCGGCCATAAATTCTGTATTTGCTAAAAAATCATCAATAATCATTTCTCAATATTCTTTTCTAATAAACTGCTCAATACTGATATAGTAGATTGTTGTGAATGAATTGTATTTTGCTGCGATTTAATTATCGACTTACAAAAATTACTATCAAACAATGAATCATCTTCGTTTTCAACATCATTATCACTATTTATTTCCATTTCTCCACGGCCTGTTAGTAGCCAATCCGCATTCAATTCAGGATACGCATATAGAATCTTCGCAATACTTTCTACAGAAAGCCCTCTACCTTTTTTACGTTGTTTTCCAATTGCACCCTGTGAGAGCCCAGCTTTAACTGTTATTTGGTTATCATTTAACCCCTTGACATTCATATATTTATCAAGTCTATCAAAAAAATCCTCATTCATATAGCGAAATATCTATGTTTTTATTTTGATATATTGCGAATCGTCTATATATTTACACCGTGATAAAGTTAATTATCATTGTGCGTAATTAACAGGTTTAGTAAAAAAGATTCTATCTATCTAAGTATTAAACAATTTAACAAATTAAACACATAGCAAATGTTTATCATACTGCTATTTGTTTTTCGCACAACAAATATACACAAATGTGGATAAAATTAATGTTTTTGCTCACAAAAAGTAATTTTTATGGCTCTTAAAGACTACATTCTAACATTATCATCAGAGCGCACAACAGAAAGAGCACTGATGATAGACCGCATCGCCAGAGAATGCGGAGTACACACATCCACAATTTACAAGTGGATTAACGGAAAGACTACTCCCGACATTCTTAAGCAAAAAAAAGTTTCTGAAATAACAGGACTTTCAGTCGATAAACTCTTTAATAAAGAAAGTAAATGAGTGACGACATAGACTTAAATTCAATAGAATTTTATCAAGACCCTCAAGGTGAAATGGTTGTAAATCCAGATAATAACAAAGCTTTCACATTAACTGTTAAAGACCGAGAATTTATAATTGCAACAACTATTTTGCTCGAAAACGATTATCCTGAAGCATGGAAAGGGTGCAGGGAATGGAACAAGAAAAGCAAAGCGAATACACTATACTATGATTTTCTATGCGTGAGGAGATTCTTGAAATGTAATTGGGCTAAATTCGACGGCACTCTTGATATTGACACATGCGGACAAACACATTTTGAATGGGTAGAATGTCCATTAAGAGGTGAATGCAAATATGAAAACATAATATGCAACCCAACCTTCAATAGCTCTCTTACAAGGAATGATATAAACTTACTAAGAATGATTGCAGTTGACAATCTTACTGCAGAACAAATTGCAATTAGAGTAGCAAGGAGTGTTAACACTATAAACAATAGACGAAAGTCTATACAACACAAGACAGGTTGCAATACTATTGCTAAGTTGGTTGCGTACTGGTACCAACACAACTTGATTTAAAATTGATGCGATTTTTAATAACATAAAAAAGAAAAACAAATGAAAGAAAAAACATCTAATGCTTACACTTCTTCTCTATTCACGAGAATAAAAAGCAGAGATAACCGATTTGAGGTAGTAATTGAAAAGCCTGATAAAAACAAGCTAAGGATAGCAACAAGCTTCTCATTGAGTTGCTATAAAAAATTCACGGATGCGATTGATAAAATAGAATATTTAAAATTGGATCGCATTCAAAATAACGAGGACAAAACTTCATTTATGTATATAGAACTACTCGCCAATGATTCATTAACGCTATTAATAAATCATCTTCCGGAACTAATATATCTATTTATTGAAAAAGAAATTCCGGAAAGCGGAATATATAAAGGCACAGCAGATGGATACAATTAAATTTTCAAATCAGTGGAATGGAAAGCTTAAGTGCAAAGTATTCACGACTCTTCGTTTAAAAAGTTTTAAATATCAGATTGGAAAGACATTCAGAATAGAACTAAATGGAGATTACATCGGAAAAGCCTCTATAAAAGGCATGAGGATTTTAAAGCTTAATAAGATAAACGAATTTATAAGTTTACTCGATGCAGGACTAGAACCACCACAAATGGTTAACATGCTGAAAACAATGTATAAAAACAAAGTGCCTAATATAGATACAGCCGAGTTTTACTACATCTTACTAAAATGGGATACTGAACTAACACTTGATTTAGATGGAGGAACAGAAAAAGAAAAAAGCCAGGAAGCTCGTTAATCTCAGATATCGGATGAAGAAATCTGGTTATATCTTCAATGAGATAAACAAGATTATAATACTCCCAGTTCCAAGACAGAGGAGCAAGAGAAGAGAGAGAGAAATTTCCAAGTACGGATTTGATTTTCAAGAAAAGATGTTATGAAAAGAAAGGATATTCCATCACCAGTAGAAAAAGTGCAAAAAATAAATTTATCTGAAAATTCGTCTAAAGCAGTAGAATTACTAAAAGCTGTAAAATTGAGAGATGAAGAGAAGTCTAAAAGACCGATCAGGATAGATCACCGTACAATTGTTATAGTTACCCCAAAGAAATATGATTTACTCACGAAATCAATACCGGGAGCTAAATCAACTCAAATTTAACCAAAAAGGAATATAAAAATGGATGAACAAAAGAAAAAGTTAGCTTCTCTAAATGAACAGGAAGCTGAAAATATGGCAGTAGAACAATTTACTAAGCTATATAATGAGATTGACGAAAAAAAACTTGATATATCAAAGTTAGAGCTGGCTCTTAGAAATACATTCTACGCTGGAATGTTTTATAAAGAGGCTGTTATGGAAGAAGAAAAAGAGAGAACTAAAAGTTATGTGAATGGTATAGAAGAAATGCGTGATGCTGCCAATGATATCTATCATGATGCTGAAGATTGGGACGAATTTTTTGATAAAGTTTGGGATAAGGCTAATGAATTAACCTCTAATTTTCATTCATAACTAACCAGAAATGAATAAAACAGTAAAAGCATCTATAGGGCAAGGTATAAACAAAATAGAGTTTAAAATGCCTATTGAGACAGCAGAGAAGGTAATACGGTTAAAAGCTATAATTAAACGAACTAGAATGGAAACAAAAAATAAAGAAAGCGAACTAGAAATGAGTGAATATAAAGTTGAGGATATAGTACCATATAAAGAAACAATGTGCACACCAACTACAAAAAAAGATGCAGAAAAGCGATGTGCTAAACTATCAAAAGAAGCATCTGCACTTACAGAGTATAAGGTTCTTAAAATAGCTACTACTAATAAAAAAGTGACTTACATTTAAACAAAAAGGATTTATAATGATACTAGAAGAAACAAAAACATTCACTAAAATAAGTGTAATGAAAGGTTGTACAGTTACTATTTGCAATAAAAGTAAAGGAACTTTTATCTTTCCAGGAAATGCACAACTCCAGATCGAAGACGAAGATGGGTTTGACCAATATGTTGATTTATCTGATGAGCAAATAGATGAGATTATATTGGCTTTACAAAAGGCTAAAACAAATGTAGAAGAATAAACAATATGAATAAAAATAAAACATCAATAATAAAATGCCTTGTAGAAGGTAATTATGTAGAAATTTTCCACGAAGGTATGGGATATATGGGAGTATTTAAAGAAATTTATGGAGACGAGGAAGGGGGCACAATAATGATTCAAACATTAGACAGTCCAATATTGATCCCTTTTGATATACCACATATTTCTGATATCAAAATAATACCGTCTATGAATAAGAAGTGCAATGTAATATTCAGGAATCAAAATGGACAAGAGTTGTATTTAGAAATAACCCACTCAGAAGGGAAAGGAACATTAGGTATTGAGATAACAGGTAATCCTGAAAATATGAAAGAACACAATGGATTTCATATTACATTAGCCAACATTCTCGTTGAAGCGTTAAGTGAAGAATAGATATCAGTACAGGATTTAGTAAATTAAAGCATGATAAACACGTGGGAAAAGCTGTGGAAACAGTGTGAGAGTGCAACGGTGGAATTTAACGCTTATATAGACAGCGGAATTCCATCTTTCTCTCAGAAAAAAATATTAAAATTTATCAAGGAATTTGATAAGCTAAAAGAACTTATTGAGAAGTTTGACAAGTTTATGCAGAACCCAGTTGAACCGATAACGGTCAAGATTCCATATGAGGAGCCGGATTTTGTGCAAACATGGGAGTATTGGAAAGAATACCGGGTAGAAACATTTGGAAAGGCTTATAAAAGCCGAGAAGAACAAAAGGTTTTGGAATATCTTGAAGAGATAAGTGAGGGACGACCAGACCTAGCTATTAAATATTTGAATTTCGCAATGGCAGGAAGCTACCCGAGATTCTTTAAAGTGAGTGAGAAAGCTTATAATAATCCACAAAACACAGGAAATAATGAACGCGAATCAAGTTCTTTCGATGAATAGAAGGAAAACAGCTTCTATATCAGATGTTATAGAAAATATTTCAAGAGAAAATGAAGAAAGGAGAAGGGATCTTCTTTCTTTTCATTACCAGATTTCCGATGTGGATTTTTTCATAATGCTAAAAGCTTATGCTGAAAATATATTCATTAAAAGAGGAGTTAACAGTGAATTTATTGTAGACGATAGCAACAAGCATGTAATAAGGCAAATGTATTACTACCTTGTAGGTGACCAGGACAAATGTGAATGGGATATTAACCGAGGTATCTACCTGATGGGAAACATTGGTTGCGGAAAATCGGTTTTAATGTATGCTTTCCTTGCTGTACAAGATGCATTATGCCGGAAAATTACTACCTGCATACACGCCAAACAACTGATTGAAATAATTCTCGAAAAAGGTATTGATGATCTTAAAAGTATTCCTCTTTTTATAGACGAGATAGGACGTGAGAATCTTGAAATGCGAGATTACGGCAATATTGTGAAGCCGGTTATTGATTTGTTTGCAATTCGTTACGAAGCAGGTGGAAGAACTTACGCAACAAGTAACTTTAAGCTTGATGATCTTGAAGCTGCAAGAGACAATACCGGAAAGGTTACACAAGTGAGGTATGGCAACTTCATACGCACGAGAATGGATGAAATGTTTAACGTTGTTCTTCTTAGAGGAGGAAACAGGAGATTAAAGTGGGAAAAATAATGGCAGAAAGAAGAACACTGGAAAGAACGGCTTCAGCATCGAGAGCAAGCGGTAAAGTTGAAGCCATCAAGGAATGGCTGGATGAGAATTACGAAATAAAACTAAATGTATTTGACCCGTCAAAATCTTACATAAAGAGCAAGGTTAAGGAGTATAATTCCTCGATAAGAGAAAACGATATCTATCTACATATGATAGACGACGGAATGAACTGCAGTAAGTCTTTATTAAAGACAATACTTTCATCTCCTAACCAGATGACTCCGTACAACCCCATAATTGAGTATTTTGATGGACTGAAAAATAAATGGAAAGGTGAGAGCATGATGAACTTGTATTGCTCTTATCTTATAGCGCATGACTTCAAAGACAAGGAAAATGATTACTATCAGAAGAGAATGAAGTACATAGTCAAAAAATGGCTTGTTGCAGTAGTAGCATGTGCATACGGTAAGAGGCAGAATGATGTTGCAATAGGCTTCATTAATGCGCAGGGCGGAATGGGAAAAACAAGCTTAATAAGCAACATTATTCCTGAATGCCTGGAAGATTATTACGCTATATCCGATAAGGATGAACGAATTTTCAAAATGACTGATTGTTTTGCTACGAAGCTTATTATCAATTTCGACGAGTTTGTAGGGCTAAATAAAGGCACAGAAAACGCTTTTAAAAATAATATGAGCAGAACTCACTTAGACATGAAGCTAAGCGGGGAGAGCTTTACAACGAAAGTGCAGAGAATTGCCAGTTGTGCTTTTACTAGTAACAAGACTCAGGAAATGGGCGGCTTCTTATTTAATGGCGACAGTGGTTTTTTAAGAAGAATTGCAGCTATTGAAATAGATGAAATTAAGGATTATAGAGGAGTACTTGACGTAGATCAGCTGTGGGCTGAAGCCGTAACTCTATTTGAGGGAGATTTCGATTACACATTTAACAAAGAGGATTATGCAGACTTTAACGCATATAATGCTAAGTATGTAATCGAAACGACTGCTTACAAGCTCGTGAAAGAATATTATCGCAAACCAAAAGAAGACGAAGAGTATTTGTTTAAGCAGCCGATGGAAATCCTTAGAGAGCTGAAAGCTGCAAAAAAAATAAATAGTTCAATGACCAGAGTGGATGAGATAACGCTTGGCCAGGCTTTAAGATCATTGGGATATGAAAGGATTGGTAAGAAGCTACCCGGCATGGGAACAAGGTACGGGTATAAAGTCGTACAGCTGTATTAATGTGTATATCGTAATTAATAATTATTAGACTTAGGTCTAATATATAAAAAACTTTTTAAAGAAAATAATAAAGCAAATTAGGTTACAACCTTACAACCACATATAATATCAGTTGTATACTATTGAAAAACAAGTCTTTAAAGGTTGTAAGCTAATAAAAATATATTAGTTACAACCTAATTACAACCGCTTACAACCGAATAGTATGTTACAACCAACAAACAACCTTTAAAAGACTAATAATAAGGGATATACTAAAGGATTGTAGGTTGTAAGCTAAAAACAATTTTAAATTAATTTTTTGAAGATATGGAACAACGACCTCATGTTATAATTGAATTATCACCATTGTTGCAGGATTTTTTGTACAAAGAGTTTGAATGCAAGGAGAAAGGCACAATAAGCCTTAATACACGCAACGAAATAGGCAAGTATATCAACTCTATGATAACAGTCTCACCTACCCCGCCTCGAATTCCTTGCAGCAATGAAACGATAACAATAATTTTGCCGATACAGGAATGGAATCATTTTGTTCTTTCAGGCAACTTTATCACGATAGTGAGCTGGAAAGAACAAATGATAAGAGAATACCTTGATGCACTATATAGATTGCGCATTCGGGAGTTTTTTAACGTTGGCTATGAAAAAGGGATGAATCAAGACAGGTTAATCAAAGCTTTCCTTGAGCTGTATGGAAGTAAAAATAATGCTGCTAACTATGACACAATTAAAAAAATAGACTTCCGAAACAGGAAGAAAATAAGCAAAGAAATAGCTACAGCAGTACAACTATCTCTTAATCTGTAATATAAATGGTTTTATAGCGTAAAAAATATGTGCTAATTAAAAACCCTTTTTATTCCATTTTATCGATTATAAAACTAATTAAAATATTGATATTATGACAGTTAACAACAAAATAGCAAACATCTATTCTTTACAATACATATATTTATCTTCCTGCGAGATTAACAATATTCCAGGGAGCGAAAAGATTTCAGTTAAAGGTGAATGGAAGCCGATAAAATTTGCTTCGATTGAATACACAGAGAAGCAAGACGAACAAGGTGGAGAATGGGAACAGAATTTTAGCGCTGTTATAACTGAGTTTAATACTATAATAGAAAAAGAACTCTATTCGATTAAGAACAATGCTATATTATTACGGTTAGATTACAGCAATCATATTTCAAAAATAGTGGGAACAGACGAGTACCCTGTTATACTCTCACTTTCTAATGCTTCTTCCAGCCACACTTACACTTTGAGTTTTAAGAGGAATAGCCCAGAAGCTGCCAAGTTTTTACAGTCCTTTTAAACCGCCTTAACTCCTTGTAATTTTGCTGAAAAGTTACAAGTATGAGTTATTCAAAATTATATTCGGCTATTGCCAGGGGGAAATGGTTCATTGATTTCCGTCAGTTGGAGTTCTACCAGAACATCGTAGAACAAATGATGAATAAGAGAGGTGAGGGTTATGATGATAAGATATTATCGTCGAGCTCACCTCTCACCGTGCTGATGAGCGACGGTAAAGCAATGAACCAGGGCAATAGTTTTAATGCAGCACCAAATGGGAGTGTTGCAATTATACCAATTCAAGGGACAATGCTAAAAAATGGAACAATGTGTTCCTATGGGACTATGGAGATAGCCCAGATGATTGACGAAGCCACTACCTGTAAAAATATAACAGGTACAGTACTTGATATAGACAGCGGTGGTGGTTCAGTGGATGCAATAGCCCCTCTTGTAGATGCAATAAAGAGATCGCAAGCTGCAGGGAAACCTGTTATTGCCAGTTGCGACTTATGCTGCTCTGCTGCATACTATGTAGCATCATACTGCAACGAAATTGTTGCAAACAACAATATTTCTGCAGAGTTCGGTTCGATTGGCGTAATGATGAGCTTTCGGGACTATGCCGAAAAATATCAAAAAGACGGAATTAAGGAGCACACAATCTATAGTAATTTATCTGAAGAAAAAGGGGCTGCTTTTGAATTAGCAAGAGAAGGTAAATACGACAAAATTAAAGAGGAAGCGTTAGACCCACTCGCCCGTGCATTTAGAAGCACCGTACAAGCCAATAGGAAGGATTTAAAGAGCGACACAGCCGGCATTCTTGCCGGAAAAACATTCTACGCTCAGGATGCTCTTAAAATAGGACTTATTGATAAGATAGGTACACAGACATACGCTGTGAGCCGTGTTAAAGAACTTACCACAAACGCTATTATTCAAGAATATATAACTCAAATTTAAATTAAAAATTATGATCGAAAAGGTGATTGCATCAGTAATGGCATTTTGCGGTATTTCCGCTTTCGCTAAGGATGCTGAGGGGAAGTCTATTTTGACAGAAGATCAAAAACAAAAGCTGGCTGACAAATATGGTGATAAATTTGTAGCTGCATTTCAGCAAGATGTTAAGGCTTACGAATCAAATGGCAAGCATGCAGATGGTAAAGAAGTAAAAGAGGCAGCTATTATAAACGCTGCAGAACAAAACAAAAATGCTAAAGAGTTACAAGAAGCAAGAGATAAAATCTCTGCTCTTGAACAAAGCAATAGAGAAAAAGACCAAAAAATTGCATCACTAGAACAAGAGGAATGCCCTGATGGCGGACAGCAATTAGCAGGAGGTAAAAAAGGAGATATGAACAAGAAATTCAAGGCTGATATGAACTTGGCGCACAATCAGTATATTGCTGCAGCAATGAAAGGCGCAAGTTACGGTGGAAATTCCACTATTGAAACAGGAGAACTTCAAACAGAATTCGGCCGTTATGTATCTTCGGATAAATATGAGATATTCACGTCTCTGGTTGGAACAACTGAGTCATTGGAATATATGACTACCATGATTACAGATAAGTTTGAAGTCAGAGCTTCTCAAGCTGCAATCACATCTGTGTTACAGTCATTCGTGCCAGCTTGGACACCTAAAGGCAAAACGACCTTTACTCCATTGACAATCAAACAATATCCGATGAAGATCAACGTATCAATAATTCCTTCTGACATCATTGACCAGGTGCTAGGATATTATTACGATGAAAATCTTACTCCGGAAGATATGCCGATCGTGAAGTACATTATCAATGTACTTGTTAAGCCACTTCTTGACGAAGAACGTGAAACTGCATTCGCAATAGGTGAATATAAGGAGCCAACTAAGGGAGCAGACGGCAAGTATCAAGCTAATGAAGCAAATCAGGTGTGTGAGGGATATGTAACTCAGCTAAGGAAAATTAAAGCCGGTGGAAATAAAGAGGGCGTAACATTCTTACTTGAAGGAACTGCACTTGGTGAAGGAAATACCTTACTTGACAATGTTGACAAGGCTGTGGACGAGGTAAAAGCTAAATATAAAAAGAAAAAACTTTTTGTTCATGCTGACCCTGACCTCATTACACGATATTCAAGAGCGTATAGAAACAAATACCCAAATACTAAAAACCAAGATGGTGATAAAGTGACTATTGACTTTACCAACTTCACTTTTGCACCTTTAGAGGGTATGCGTGGAACTGGAGCATTCTTCATTACGCCGAAGGAAAATTTCAGGCACATTATGAGTCGTGACCCTAAAAATATGAACCTCAGAATGTCGACAGTTGATTACGAGGCTAAAGTATATGGCGAATGGAGAGAAGGAGTTGGATTCTGGATAGCAGAAGCAATCTTTGCATATCTTCCTCCTGCAGCTCAAGCACAATCACAAGGTTTATAATAAAGTAAGGAGGTAAATTTATGGCAGATGTATCAACAGCTTACGCAAGTGTAAGCGTTAAGAAGAAAACTTCCAATGCCGGAAGAGCAAAAGGTAAAAAAAACTATATTGTATTATTCAACTTTGATGATGTTGACTACACACGCGATGAAAAAGGCGTGAGAGTGACTAAACTTGCAATGAGAGGAACTGCAAAACCTATCGGTGTGTACGCTACAGACTCTACAATCAAGATATATCACACATCAGAAGGTGACAATGATGCAAAGGGATTTACGCAGCATGTTGAATTTGAGCACCCGGGCACAGATCAAGAAATTCTTGAATTTGTGAACAACAACGTCAACGGATCGGTTGGTGCAATTGTATTCAACTGTGATGGAACAGACGCAAAAATAGCCGGAGAACCATGTACGCCATTAAAGTTTAGCAAAGCTGATTCTCAGGACGACAAGGATGCTGATAAAAACATTATCAATCTTGCATCTGTATTACGTGGTAACACAATAGGTCTCATTGCTAAATCTTTGATTCCTGTAACAGACAATGCAGATATTAATGCTATTCTTGGGTTAACAACAACTCAGTCAGGTTTATAATTATATTTTTTTGTTTGGATTTGTTTTTCTCCGGCTATGCTTATCGTAGCCGGAGTTTTTTTGTCCTTTCTTATCGGGGTAATAATAAGGATATTTGTATCACAAATTTTAATTAAAAAATATATGGAAGATTTAGAAAAAGAAACAGTAGTAGTAGTAAAAGAAGCATCCCAAGTTGCAGAAAACAAAGACATTACAGTAGTTATTCCTTATGTAAAATCAGAAGCACAAGGAAATGAATTAATGTATGCCCTTCGCTCTATTGCGTGCAATTTAAGGCATGCATTCAATGTTGTTGTAATTGGAGATCGTGAAGATTGGTTCTCTGATAAAATAACACATATACCTCACGAAAAAAGAGAAAATAGTTCTCCACAAATTGACATCTTGGAGAAATTATGTAAAGCTCTAAAGTCTGATGAAGTTAGTGAAGAATTCATATTTACCGCTGACGACACATTCTTTATGCAGAATATTTTATTATCTCACATTGAGGTACCTAAAACAACACAAAAACACATTCCAATAGCCTTATCTAAAACAAGGCTTAAAAGCATGCTTGAAAAACAACAAGAGACACCAGTAGACATCTTTTCTGAATACTTTGAAAGCTTAGGGATTATGCCTGTTGATGCCAATTGGGAGACTGCTCCTTATGTTCTTCGGGTTTCATCGCAAGAACCTAACGAAGATATATTTAAAAAGTATATCAATGAAAGATTCTTTCTGAATATCGCTCCTACCGCTTGGGGAACATTCATAGAGAAATTTTTGTCTGACTATTTTTCGGAACCATCTATTTACGAGAAGTGAATAGAGAAAAAGAAAGTTATAAGCAATAAAAACTTTAGAGAGGAATTCGGATTCTTAAATGAATCCGGATGCCCTCCTGAACTTGAAGCTTTAGTAACAAGAAAATTTTCTAGATATTATCAATACAGAGAGTTACATCTTAAATTATTCGAATGCAACAATCCAGAAGAATGTTCAGAAGTAGCGAAAGGCATCATTGATAATTTTATTGAGAATAGAATGATTTACGATGAGCTGAGTTACTATAAAAACAATAAACAGCTTCTCGGAAAGCATCCAATTTTTAGAGAATTTCAAAGGAGAAAAGAGCTTATTAATCTAGGCATTAAAGAATTAATGATAAGAAAGAGCAGGCTTGAAAATAACATTTGGCGTGTACAATCAGAAATCAGTAAAAAGAACAAACCGCACCTTGAGGCAGAAAGAATGCAAAAATTAGAAGCTTATAAAAGAGAGTTGGAAGAGATAAAAAGACTCTTGGAATGAGCTATTATTTTGATATAAAAGAGCTGAAACGCTCTATGAATGATTCAAGAAAATATTCCCATCGGTTTGAAAGGACATACACTGTAAAACTAGGGAAATTAAAGGAATTATGCGGGAAATTGCCAGAAGAGAATGAAGCGTTTTTTATTGAGACAAAAAAGAGCTTTACCGCTTTCACATTTATAGTTTATCTGATTCAACATACAGGATATATCAACAGGCTATATATTGCCACCTACTCGACCAATGAACGCATTATAAATGCATTGATAAGATGGAAAGAAGCTGGTAAAATAGGTACGATACATCTGCATATATCTGAGACATTAAAGTTTAGAATGCCAAAAGTTTACCAGAGATTATTACAGCTACAACAAGAAGGTGTTTTGAGCATAACTTTAGCCTGGACACATAAGAAAATCACCTGTATGGATACACCTGCAGGTGAATTTATTGTTGAAGGATCAGGAAATTACGGAGAGAATGCTATGCAGGAACAATATATTTTCTTAAAATCAAAACAAGTGTATGATTTCAGAATCGGAAATAGTTAAATGGAGAGAGAAACCATCATGGTGGGATAATATCGACTTAGATGAGTTTGAAAATCTTGCTGCAATTGGATATCAACCAGAACAGATCGCTATGTATTATAACATAGAAAAAGTAGATTTTATGTATTATTTCAGCCTAGTAAATTCACCTCTGAAATATCACTATGACAGAGGGCAATTAATGCAGCAAGCAAAAGAAGGTATGACTATGCTACAAGATGCTGCAACTGGTGAGAATGTTACTCAAGCCCAAAGGCTTGATAAACTTAGAAAAGAAGTCATTTTTAAAAATGCATTAAGTGAAATAATTTTCAATGATTAAATAATGTTTGAAACCTCGTATTTTGACCGATTGCAAGACTACTTAGCAAGCGGTTGCAATGATGAACTTGAAGATGATGAACTACAGTACTACAATGCTCTATATGCAATGATAGGACTAAATAGAAAGTACGGGAAAGATACAGCTATTTCTTTTTTAAGAAAGGAACCGTTCCAACTCCCTTTAAAGCGTGCACGTGAAATGTATCAGGAAGCAATAAACTTATTCTATGCTGATGATACGATTGAAAATGCAGCGCACAGAAATCTTCTTTATGAAGAATTAAATAAAGCTGCACTGGTGGTACTAAAAACCGCCCGAAATTCGAAAGATATAGAAATCTACGGAAACATAAAGATGCAGGCTTTCAAAATAAAACAGCTTGATAGGCCAGATGAGAAAAAGATAGAGTTACCAAAAGCTAAGCCTTTAAAGCTCTATGCTCTTGACAGTAAAGCTGTAGGATTAGAAAGCGTTGACAGAAATATCCTTGCCGCTCAAATTGATGCTATTCCAGACATTAACGAGAATGAAAGGAAAAGATTGAAGAGAGAAGCTAGAATTGTTGATATTGACATAATCGAAATGATAGATGACACGGAAAACAAAACTAAAAATCTCTGACGAAGTTGAACTAAGATATTCAAACTGGTTAGCACAAATGTTAGCTATAATGATGCCTTGGTCTTTATTCTTAGTTGCGGGCCGTGCATCTGCAAAAACGGTACAGATCGTTGCAGAGAGAGTGCAAGAAGCCGTACTTGACTGTGAAGGTGCACCCTTTGCATGGGTTAGCGATACATATTCCTCTCTCCATAAAAATGTGATACCATCATTAGTTGATGGATTAAGGTTATTGGGATGGGAAGAAGGTATTCACTACGTAATCAACAGAGAACCTCCCGAAGAATGGAAACGCAAAATGTACAATGTCTGTACAGATTGGCGTAATACAATGGTTTTCTACACAGGTTTCAACTTTACATTTATTTCGTTAGATAGACCATCCATAGGAGCTGGACGCTCATACGTTGGGGTCTTTGGTGATGAGGTTAAGTATTTTCCAGAAGAAAAGTTTACTAACCTACTGAAAGCAGTTCGTGGCTTCCGTGTGAAATATGGCTCAAGTGTTTGGTATCGAAGCCGTACTTTAACTACTGATATGCCAAACCCGAACCATATTGGAGAATACGACTGGATTCTAAAATTGGCAAAGCAGAACGATAAGAACAAAATCCTGTTAATGCTGCAAGCAGGATTCATCTATAATGAATCAAAAAAGACATACGCAGCTATTCTACAAGAATATAATGAAACAAAAGCATTATTTAGAATAAGAAAAAGTACAGCTGAAGAACTGGAAAAGTTAAAAAGGAAACTGGATCTCGCCGGAAAGAATATGAAGCGGTGGGAAGAAAGATGGATTAAAACAAGAAACAGGACCTCTTTATTCTGGATTTCATCTAGCTTTGTTAATGCAGATGTACTTGGAGAAGATTGGTTTAAAGATGAATTTGCAGAGGGATTAGAAGGTATGACAGTTAATATATTGTCTATCATTCCTAAGCTTGAGGCAGGACAAATGTTTTATTGCAATCTGTCTCATAAAACATTCTATTCGGATGGGTATTCTAATAGCATAATTGAATCTCACCCTCTTGGATGGGATGAAACTTCTGTCGCTCTAAAATATCTTAATCCCAACTTACCTATTGATGGCGGTATGGATGCTGGAAACATGCTCTCTATGGTATTTGGACAACAAAAAGCAAAAGTGTATAAAGTTTTAAAAGAAATATATACACTTCCTCCCAACGGTGTAAGACAGTTAGCAGATGAATTTTTGAGGTATTTTGAGCCTCACAAAAGAAAAGTGCTAAAGCTCTATTATGACCGTTCTATGAACAATTATAAGGGAGTTAGTGCCGATATGGCTTCACAGATTAAAAAGAACATCGAGTATAAAGAAGATGGAAGCCGGACAGGATGGAGAGTTATGCTAATGAGTCAAGGGCAAGGAAATATTGGAAGTAATCTTGAGTATCGTTTCTTTATGGACCTATTGACTGGAAACCTAGAAAACTGTTTATTCAATCTGGAAATAGATAGATATAATTGCCCTAACTTAAAAAGTGAAATGGAAGTGACTAGAACAAAAGTTTCTAAAGTTAGAGATGGCACTCACCTAATCGTAAAAGAAAAGACTGGAGACAAACTTCCTATTGAACGACTAGCTAAAGAATCTACTAACTTAACTGATGCCCTCAAGTATTTAGTTATGAGAAAAAGCTTCTTGGCAGCATGGGATAAGAGAAGAAAGACCATTGTTTAAAGAATAGTTAGATATAAGTTGTAGCAGCCTTGGCTTTTGCCAGGGCTTTTTTATGCTCTTAAAGCGGATGTTACATAGTGGTGGCATTCGCTTTATTTGTAAATATTTAATCACATTTCTAGGCAAAAAAAAGCATTGCGACCGCAACCCTACCGAGGCGCGGGTCGGGCAGAACTGTGTTTTATTCGCTCATTTTTTCAATTCGCGAGGGGTTTTTTATCTGATTATCAGAATGTTAATAAATACAAATGCAAAAAACGGCTTAAAAAGCGTCCCATATTCGCAAAAAGTCGCCCCACTTTAAAAATAAACGCTAAAAAAAATAGTTTTACGCTCAAAACTTACCGCATTAGCCGCAAGTTGCACGCGCAATACAATGTATTGATTTACAATGTTTTAGTATATGCAATACACTTGTTTAGTAAATGTATTATTCGTATCTTTGATATGTAATAAGAAAGAGAATTGATTCGCACTCAAACTCTTCCTTAATGTTTAATTTTTTAAATACAGTTTTATTATGAAATCAAGTAGTGCAAGCGCAGTAGCGCAGAAAAGTGTTAGTACAGTAGTAGCAAACAACGTTAAAGAGCAAAAAGAATCGCCTAAATTAGTTCTGCTCCCTGTTAAGAGTGAGAAAAAAGAGACAGAGGCAGAAAAAAAGAAAGTGGAAGAGCAAAATGAAATTGCTGTAATACCACAAACAAGAGCTTTAACTATGGAAGAACTTACAGATAAGGCAGAAAGACTGCACTTATTAAAGCTTAAATACGAAGAAGTTAAAGCGAAAAGGAAGCAACTAGAAAACTTTAGTATTTCACATGACCAGAACAACGCACAATTAACCCTAATAGACGCCAAAGGGGCATCTATAACAACATCAAACCCACAAAGCATTGGTAAATTATTAATTGATTGGATGGCAGACCTTAACACTCACCTTGCAAGTGTTGAGAATGATATGCGCAAACAGTTGGCATAAAAATAAAAATTCCCTGCAGCGTTCGCACCGTTGCAGGGAACAAATAAAAACAATGTTTTATTTTTAAATACAGGGCAAAGATGGCAAATTTATTTGATTCAGCAAAGAATATACAGGAAAAAAGGGCTATATTAAAAGAACTGAGTAAACCACTTCAAGAACTTACTAAAATAGGGAGAATAGAGAGCGTAAACGCAGGGCTTAAATCTATTTATCAATCGGACGGACATATAGAATTGAAGTCTTTCTACGAATGGAAAAAAGATGGAAAAAGAATAAAGAAAGGGGAACACGCACTTTGTTTGTGGGGGAAACCAAAGCAAAAGAGAGAAGAACAGGAACAAGAAGAACAGGATAGTAATAATGATGGGCTAGAGTTCTTCCCTATATGCTATGTATTTTCAAACTTGCAAGTGCAATGATAAAGGACGAATTAAAAAGTTTCTCTTATCACCTTGAAGAAGTGGCAAGAGTGCATTCACGGCAGACTGTTTTTGATGATTTTTTAACTCTTGCAGTGTGTTGCTTATCTCTCGGGCAGAAAGAAGATATTTATTTAAGAGTGATAAAGAAATACTCGAAGCAAGAAGCTGAGATATTTGTTAAGGCTTTCTCTGCATTAGTCATGGAGATGGACAACAAAGGGTTAGGAATGAAAGATATTTTTGGGGAATACTTTGAAGAATATCTCTCAAATGCTAGGAATGGGCAATTTTTTACGCCTGAGTGTGTTTGTGACTTTATGGCGCAAATAACTATGGCGGGTAACGAGACCGAAACGAAAAAGGATAAGCGAATATGTGACCCAACTTGCGGAAGCGGTCGTTTGCTTTTAGCATCTGCAAAGATAGACAGAAACAAATATTTTATTGGGGCAGACATTTCTTTGACCTGCTGTTATATGACACTTATAAACCTTTGTCTTAACTCATTAAATGGAGAAGTGTGGTACATGGATTCTCTGAAAAATGAAGTGTGGAGAAAATGGTTTGTAATAGTAGATTCTATAAGTAAAATTCCATTTATTTATGAAGTGGATTTAACGAAAAAAGATTATACAGAGGAAGTGGAGAGAGACGAACCGATTGAAATTAAGGAGATACCGACACCTATAATCCCGCAAATAGGGTACGTTAAATTTGCTTGTAAATGCTGAAATAAGAGCAGAACAGAGTGTTTAGGGCGCATCTAGCGGATGGTTAGGTGTGCCTTTTTGCGCGCGCCGTCAAAATCGGGCGGGCGAGCTGCATTCCTTACGTACACTTTGTGCACAGAAAAACAACTTCGCCCGCCCGATTTTGACGGAAATAGGTAAGGCGTTGCCTTGAGTTTACGATAGCGTACTACGCAGAATCACACTCCTCCGATGCGGTACCCTACTCTGCAGAGAGTGAAAAATAGGTATTATTGCTATTATAAGCCCCATTCTTTTGGAATAAGGCTTTTTTTATACTCTCGCTACATTTAATTAAAATGAATCTCACTTTTTTAACTATATTTGTGCAAATTATGTACAAATATGAGATATGAAATTGAATATCTAGGAGGGCATCCTGACAGGCCAAATCCTAGTAAAATATACCTAACTGTAGTTAAGAAGAACCTTAATATATTGCTTGAAGGACGCGGATTTCTATGCCTTTGGGAACCGATACTTATTGACTCAGAGGAGATAGTAAGCATTGATTTTGAACAAAAGGCTGACAGATCGTTGGGAAAAGCTGCAACGGGCGCTATTATAGGGGGAGTTTTAACTGGAGGTGTAGGTTTACTTGTGGGAGGAGCTTTGGGAGCTTCAAAAAAAGATAAATCAAATCTTTATATCACGATAGACTATGATGGCAGACACTTTCAAGTTGTTTTAAAGACAGGGAAGTGCACTGCTAATATTTATTCTGAGATATGTGGATTGTTTAACCTTAAAAATCTATAATAATGGATATAGAAAAGATTTCAACTTTTGATGAAGAAGAAAGATTTAAAGCACACATAAGTAATGAGAAAAATAAAAGAATAATCTTTTCGGGGAAATTTGGTATGGGAAAGACTTTTTTCATAAACAACTTCTTTGAGAGATTTAATAATGAATATCATAAAATATATTTATCTCCTGTGAATTATTCGGTATCTAATAATGAAGATATATTTGAATATATAAAATATGATATATTATCGCAATTATTACAATTAGAGAATATAGAAGATTACTTACCAAAAGAAACTGAATCAGAGAAATTACTTAGTTTATCACCAAGTAATGTTAAAGATGTATTATTACCTTTTATTAAGTGCATACCAAGTGTGGGAGGTATTATTGGAAATATGATTGAAGGCTTAATTAAGCTACAAGAGTCACTTGATAAAGTCAAAAAAGATAATAAAATATCATCATTTTTAGAAAAAATACAAGAAAACAGAGGCAGTATATATGATCAAAATTGTATTACTGAGATTATTTCTTTTATAATTAGCCAATTAAATAGTAAAGGAAAAAAAACAGTTCTTATAATCGATGATTTAGATAGAATGGATCCAGAACATATATTTAGAATTCTGAATGTATTTGCTGTTCATTTTAATGGTATTGAAAATGATAACAACAAATTTAACATAGATAAAGTCATGATAGTTTGCGATATAGAAAATATCAAAAACATTTTCATTCATAGATATGGAAAGAATGTAGACTTTAATGGTTATATTGATAAGTTTTATAGCACAGTCATTTTTGAATATCGATTTATTAATGAATTAATAAATAGTTTATATAAAGTATTAAATAAAACAAGAATACGTAGAATTTCAGTTACTCAGACACATGATTCCGATCTTGTAGAATATCTTATCACCAGCTTGCTAAGACATCGCAGATTAACTATAAGACAACTTGTTTCAGCTACAAAAGCTGACAAGATAGGAATAGGGTATAATTATCCAAGCCCACTAAATGACTTTTATTTGATATTAGAAGTTTTATATGGAAATTATGATAATATGGAACAAAGCATTAAAGATATTCCTCATATTTCAAAAGATAATTTGAATATTAAAATTATCTTCTTTATAAAGGAAGTGATAGATATTTCAAAATTAAATAATTTTAAATTTGAATCCAAAAGCTTTTTCATAAATGAGTCAGATACTGATCACCTTAATTTTACAATCGAAGATTTAAAAAATAACTTATCTATTCAGTATAATAGAGGAGATATACTTATTAAAAAGAAAAGAGCAGACATAAGCTATTCAAAAAACGATAATATTGAGAAATTCCCATTATGGGATTATTTATTGGAAATCTTTAAATATTACCATTCGTTTAATAAATTATAAAAAATTTGGTCTAATAAAATATTTGTGCAATATTTGCAGAGTCAAAACATTACAAATAAGATTGTACCGCCGAGCAACGGATAATGCTCAATTTTATTTGGGCTTTTTTTATGCCCATACAGACCATTTTCGTGGAGTCACGAAAATGATATACGAAATTACATAGAAGTAGGAGTTTCTTATAATAAAGAAATGACGGCTGTCTTTCCCAACAATTATGCTCTTCGGTGCAGACTTGTGATGTTTTGACGAACGGGAAATGGCAGCCGTTCTTTTTTCTGCCAAAGTCAAAACATCACAAGTCATGGAAAAGAAAAATCAAAAACGTAGCGATCGCTATGTGTCAGTTGAAAAAGTAGAGGCTTTATTCGCCCAATTATCTCAGAACTTAGTAAATGGACGAAAGAAAATTCGTGCAGAGAAGTCGGACAATGGAATGAGTTTCATTGTGGGTAATGAGTGTATTCAGATCAGTATTCAACAGCTTGCCTAAGTGAAATATGAATTGGAAAATAACTTATTGCATAATGAATGCAGAACTTGAAGATGTACTTCAAGTTGTTACTGAAACAGCAAGCATATCCGGTATGGAGCCGGAAGCAATAACGCTGGAAAGTGGAGAGAAAATAAGATATAATAAAGCTGATTCTAAAAAGTTGTACCGAGGAGGAATAAGCGAGGAAGAGTATATATCTCGTAACCTGATGCCGGATTTAATAGAATAATTGTATTTTTGTACAAAAATCATGAATTAAATATTGATTTAATAAAAAAACAAACAAACTTATGGATAAAATTGATGAAGTAATTAAAATGGCGGAGAAGCTTGAGATACCTGATTTAAGGAGACTTAGAGATGGAATAAGAGACGTTTATAACGCTAAGATGAAAAAAGAAAAACCAAATTATAAAACTGAAGAGCCAAGGTGCTTTGACGATAATAGAAGAGAACGGATGCTGGAATTTAATCCTTATTTGAAGGGTAAAATATAAGAGAAAAGAACAGGGCAGATAAAGAAATAATAAACCATGTAACTTAAAAGGTAAAATTCTTTTCTGCTCTTTCTTTTAAGAAAAATAGAAGTATGAAAATACCCAGAAAAATAAAAAAGGCGCTTAAAAGCATAGAGATTAATTACCCTGACGATAAAGTTCATTTGGAAGAGATCGACCAAGACAATATTAAGCTTACAATGAATTTTAAATTAAATCTTTTGATTGAAGGAAGAGAGACTAAGTATTTAAAGAAGGCTACAAGATTATGCTTGCAAGTAGGCAAGAAAGAGTATGAAGATTGCAGGAAGATAGTTTCGGAGTATAATAAAGAGGCGCATAAATGATATGCGCCTCTTTATTTTGATTTAGGTAAATTAAGATCGTTTTTATCAACCTCAGATATATCCATGTTTTTGCTCACGTAAATATCTATCACGAATAAGAACACCTAAGATATTGGCATATGACATTAAAGGATATCCATTAATTTGAGCGCATTTTTAATAAATTCCACATCATTAGTACAAAGCATTCTATCTAGTTCGACATTAGACATCTCGATACAATAGTGCTGAATATTATAAGGATTTAATGTATATAATCAAGAACTTTATGACTACAAAAATTAATAAAAAAACATTTTATAAAAAAAATAAAAATATTCAATACGACACCTCCAAGAGATTTTACCACACAAGATGAACATTTTTTCAAAGAGTACTGTTATTAATATATAATTTACACGTGAAATAATCACATTAAAATAATATTTTATATCTTTGCATCGAAACAAAACATTAAAAGCACATCTATGATTATTTATTTTGCTGTTACAAATTTCAAATCTTTCAAAGAAAGAGTTGAATTTAATATGTTAGCAGGAAATTATAAAAGGTTTCAAGAACATATTTACTCTGAACAGTCTCTAAATTTGCTTCGTTGTTCTGCAATGTATGGTAACAATGGAGCCGGTAAATCAAATCTAATTTTAGCAATGGAGAAGCTTCAAGAAATTGTTAAAGGAGTTCTTGAAGTAGAAAATGTTGATGATCTTCCTTATTTTAAACTGGACCCTATCTGTATTGACCAACCTACAGTTTTTGAAATAGAGTTTTTCTTTCATGGAATTAGATATTCATATTATATATCATTTCTAAAAGGAAAAATCATTGAAGAATGGTTAGTTAAAGTATTTCAAAATAATAAAACTGAAAATATATTTAACCGAACTATTAAAAATAACAAAACGATTCTAGTTGTTGGAGAAAAAAGTAAAAAAACAACAACAAAAGAACTGATGCGTATGGAAATATATGCTGAGGAGTTAAGTAAAAAAGGAAATAAGCCTTTCTTATTAGATGGGTTTGAAAAAGAAGTAAATGGGCTAATTGAGCCTTTTCTATGGTTCTATTTCTATCTAAAAATAGTTAGACCTGGTTATTCTTATCCAAGCAAAATAAAATCCTTTGAAGATGATAATTTTAAAGATAAGGCAAAAAAAATACTTACATCTTTATGTTTAGGTATTGATGATATTAAAATAGAGTCTGTGCCTCTAGATGATTTTTTGGGAAAAGGAGATGATATCAAAAGCGCAAAAGATGAAATAGATAAAAGTCACTTTCCTAAAATTGTAAAAAAAGGTAAAATAGAATACAGCCTATACAAAAATCAAAAAGATGAATATGTAGCAGCAAAAATTGTAACTGTACATAATCAGAATGTTGATTTTGATTTTTTTGAAGAATCAACCGGTACCCAAAAAATAATTGAATTACTTCCTTCGATTATCTCTGCTATTGTAGAAAAAGACATAACATATGTTTTTGATGAAATAGAGACTAGTAAACATCCAGAAGTAATAAAAGAATTATTACGTATATTTTTAAATGCAGGCAATACACATTCTGGACAAATCATTTTTTCAACACATGAATGTAATTTATTAGATTTGGATTTGCTAAGACAAGATGAGATATGGTTTGCAGAAAAGGACCAAAAAGGTGTTAGCCATATTTATTCTTTAAGTGATTTTAAGCCAAGATTTGATAAAGATATTCGAAAAGGGTATCTTGAAGGTCAATTTACGAAAATACCTTTTTTTACTAACCCTAAAGAATTGAATTGGAATGAGTGAAAGACAACCTAAAAACGACTCTAGAAATAAACCTTCTATAGACCCTAATCCACATTATTACTGCGATATGTTTTTCCAAAATATAAAAACTATTATCGCTGCTATTGTATTAATTCTTTTAATAGTTTTAATGGTTGCTTGCGATTTAAAAGATGGAACTCAAGAGATTTTTAAAGCACTTGCATTTATAGTTGGTGGATTCTTATTCGGTTCAAATATAAAATAACAGAGGAAATATTCATTTTTAACATATTAAAATCCCTATCGATTAGTTTCGATGGGGATTTTTTTTGTCCTTTTTCTTCGCACGTACGCGATTTATCTTTGCGTAAACGATAAATGCAGATGGGAGTAAGCGAAGAAAGTGAAGATTTAAAGCTTCTGTTTATACAGGAGGAACTTGACCAGCACGGTGAATGGTTATGTGACGTGCTGAGTGAAGAAATTGAAAAGAAAAGGCTAATGCAATCACGGTTGCTTCAAGAATCGCTAGGATATTCTCAATTTTCACAGGGTAATAATCCGGGGCTAAGGGTGAAGTTCTTCTCATACGGACGTGCATTTGAAATAGCCGGTTACAGAAAAAAGAGGCAGAACAAATGGAACGTGAACACAAACAGGATGATTTGGGGAGTAAAGGAACGCAGATATAAAAGTAAAAACACCCAATGGTATGCTAAGAACATGTACGGCGGTCAAAACAGACTAATAAGCCGGATTATGTACGGGCTATCTGATGCTGAAATAGCGAGACTAAAAGGGATTTTGGAAGAAAGAAAAATGAAGTAAATATATGGGAAAAGTAAAGAAAGCAGGGAGTTTTAATTTTGTAGAAACCAAGGTAGGTACATACGCAATAGCTTTATCGAGCGAAACAGACCCTATGAGCACATTCCTCAGCGGGAATGTTGCAAACTGGGACGGCGACCCGATATCGGTTGCCGGTGAAAGAATAATACCGTGGGGGGCGAGGGATAATCTGCCTTTAGCCATAAGGAACATTCTGGAAAAGAATAACCTTGGGCCCGGGATATTGAGGCGAAAAGCGGGCCTATTGTATGGGCAAGGGCCGGCACTGTACAGAAACAAAATAGAAAACAATGAGCGCGTACAGGAATGGGTAGAGGATAGTGAGATTCAGGACTGGCTGGAGAGTTGGGACTATAAGAAATTTGTAAGAGATGCTTTTGTGGAATATAACCACATGGACGGTGTGTTTGCAAAATACTTCAGTGCGAAGAGTGTGCGACTTAAAAAGCCCTGGATAACACGACTGGAATGCCTTTCGAGTAAAGATTGCAGACTGGTTGCTCCGCCAGAAGAGGAACTGCAGCGCCTTGAAAATGTGCGATTCATTTTGACCGGCGATTTTGAGAGGTATAAAAACCTCCGGAAATATCCTGTTTTTGATAAATGGGACCCGATAAAAACCGAAACAGCAATAAAATATCACTGTTTGAGAAGCTTCGGAAGGAACATGTATGCCATAAGTAGTTTTTACGGATCAATGCCCTGGATGCATAATGCTAATGACATTCCGGAAATTATTTCTATCCTGAATAAAAATATGATAGCAGGAGCTTACATGGTTCACGCTCCGGCTGCATACTGGAACAAAAAGAAAGAACAGATTGAGGAGATGCATCCGGAATGGGCAGACGACCAGGTAATGAATGAATTGGAAATTTTGCAAGATGAGATTGTAAAAAAGATATCGGACGTGATGGCAGGGAAAAGAAATGCCGGAAAGTTCTTCTCGTGTGTGGATTTTACGGACGATGCAGGTAACAAACAGGAATGGAAGATTGAGCCTATTGAGATGAATGTAGATAAATATATTGAGGCGCAGGCGAAAGTATCGACAATAGCTGACAGCTCGACAACTAGCGGTTTCGGTCTGAATCCGGCACTTGCAAATATTATTATTGACGGCAAGGGGGACAGCGGATCACAAATGCTTTATGCTTTGAAAATATTCTTCGGAGCAGACACTCAAATCCCAGAAGATATCGCCTTGGAAGCAATAAACGATGCTATAAGGATAAACTTCCCTGACAAGAAAGGTATATTCCTGGGATTATACCGAAAGGTTATCAACAAAGAAGATAATGTAACCGCATCCAAGCGGGCAACTAATCAGGCATAAAGATGGACTTGTATGAAGCAATTGCGCAAATGAGAGCTATTTCGGAACGTGGCGGTACTTTTAGCTTCACATTTATGAGCTATAGTGACGATAAAGGGAAGAGTAACGGCGTGGTAGAAGTGGCACATGCCAGGCTAAGAAAGCAAAGCACGGTAGAGAAGAACAGAAATGCAGATATAATGCTGAACTATGTTAACCTTGACACACTGGAATATGGCAGATGCTATCAACCACTGCTTATGGAATTCAACAATAACACATTAGAATTAAAGTAATTATGCTATTTAACAAAGATAAAAACGGTACGGCAGAATTGAGGGCTTTGACAGGCAACTACTACAAGAGCAATGATTTTGCCAAGGTGGAAGTGTTTATTGAAAGGGCTACAGAAGAGCTTCAGGACATTGTGGGCAATGCCTTGATAAGCAAGGTAGATAAACTATACAACAGTACGGAAGAGATAACCGACAACGACAAAACGCTGATAAAAAAGCTGCAAAGACCGATAGCTATCAAGGCTACGCTATTGCTTTACCAACGCAATGACATAAGCCATGAGGACAGTGGCCGAAAGATAAAGCTGGACAATGACAATGAGAAACTTCCATGGGAATGGCAACTTGAGAGAGACGACAGAATACACCTAGAGGACTACTACCAAGGGGTAGACTCTCTTATAAAGTACCTTGACGATAATAAAACGGAAGAATGGATGCTAACTAAGAAGCGGCTAGGCATTCACGGACTACTGATAAGAAGCGGCAAAGATTTCGATGACTTCTTCCCTCTTAACTCTGAGAGAGTATATATTATGCTACTGTCATTTTTGAAAGAGGCTCAGCGGAAATATATAAAGCCGGTATTCGGAGATGATAAATTTGACGAACTGCTGAACACAATAAGCAAAGCAGACAGGAACACTATCCTACCCGATGAATATGAATATGCCGGCGCACCACTTGCCCTGATGACTATAAGCACAGCATTGACAAGAATGCCGATAAGCATAATGCCGGAGGGCCTTGTGCGACAGGCTATAAAGACCGGAGGCACAGATACCGGCATGCCATCACTGAAAGACATTAAAGAAGTGGCGAAGTGGCTACAAGAAGAGGCAAAAGTGTTGATAGACGACTTAAAGTTATTTCTACGTGACAACAAAACAAAGAATTATAAATTACTGCCGGATAACGACAAGAAAAACAAATACATGAGAGTATGAATATAATTCAAAGACCAGACCAATACAGCTATGCCAGCACAATGAAAGATTATCTTATTGACAGCGATAAGACGATTACTTTCTCCGTGAAATACAACAGCAAGGTGATTCTTGAAGAGGACTATTCGCCCGATGCAAACTACCAGATTAGAATAAGAGACCTGGGAAAACTGTGCCGACTAGCCTTGTGGGGAATATGGCCGACAGCTGACCAGACAATACAGGGTAACGTTGCCGGAAATTTCACATTTGCAATAGACGGAACAGACGACATAACAGCGACAGTGGCATTTACACGAATGCTGACCAAGAACAATGCCATGACCGGATTTACAAACGGTTGTTTTCTAAGTAATGTTTTCAAAAAAATAACTTGTAAAGGCGTACAAGAATGGATTACAGCTGTTTTGCCAGCCGGAAAGATTGTTGAAGCAGCTCCGATACTTGCAGACGGAAGCAAAGGAACGGTGAAGGCTTTGACGACAGCAGGGGAAACTCTTAGCATTATAACAATTGACGTAAGTGCAGAGAAGATATTCCCCAACCAGGACATTACTGGGTATAGTTTGTACATAGGAAACACGGTTTTTCAATACGTAATAGAGAAGTCTCCAGTAATGGATTTACAGGTGTTTAGATATAAGAATCTTTTCGACGTTCCGGAAACAATTATATGCAGAGGAGGCATAGAGGTAAAGGGAGCAAACGAGAGTACTACGGGCGAAGTGCACGAGATTACAAGGAAGCTTACCGTGAAAAATAAAAACGAATATACAGCAAAAGCGGGAGCTATATATCTGCAAAGTGACTATAAACTGTGGCACGACCTGATGAACGCGCAGGAAGTAGACATGCTATATGACGGCGAATGGTACCCGATTATCATAGACAAGCATGAATATAGCAGAAATTCAAGAGGGAAACTTGAGACTTTGAGTTTTACATTTAACCTGGCTAATCCGGAAGCCGCAAATATCATTTTATTATGAATATGAAAAAGAAGACACTGGAATTCCCCGATTGCTGGGAAGAACTGACACAGAAGGAATGGGAGAAGCTATTGAAACTGATGTTTGAGCTGAACACACAGAAAGAGCTTACGCTAAGAGACGTAAAGAGAGCATGGTGCAGCTTTGTGCTATCGGGACGAGGGATAAGGAAGCAGGACAAAATAGAGTATTACATACTAGTGAACGATTTGGCAGACAGCATAGACTGGATGTTCAGCATAGAAGAAGAGGGAAAACTTGTGTCGCTGAACTATGACAGTACACAGAATCTGCTTCCGAAATGGAGCCAGTATAGTGGTCCGGCAGATCATGGAGCTGACCTGACTTTTGGTGAGTTCAGAACTTGTGTGGCGCTGTTCAACAAATACAATACAGAGCAAGACAACAGATCACTAGAATTGCTTTGCGGTATACTTTATAGAAAACCTGCAGGAAAAAACAGCGGGAAACGTAGAGAAGATTTTAATAAAAACCTATTCAATATATATCAGCGAAGAGTAGCATTAATGCCGGCACACCTGAAATTCGGAGTGTATTTGTGGTTCGCTTCTTTTTGCCGTTTCCTTGTAACGGGAGAATTCATCATAGATGGATGTGATGTTTGCTTTGAAAGCATTTTTGCAAGCAGCTCAAAAAGCAGCAATGAAAGCGATACAGACATGGGACTAGGCATGAATGCGATTCTGTTTACACTTGCCGAAAGCGGGATATTTGGGAATGTGGAAGATACGGACAACACTTCTTTAATGAGAACTCTCTTAAAATTGCTATATGACGAACAGAAAGTTAAAGAGATGAGAAAGGCGGCAGAGAGATGATAGAGATAAACAGATATTGTGAAGCGATGATTGAAGTGATGAACAATGTGAACAACGACTTAAACAGCGAGACACAGATACGGGAGTTCATCATAAGCCCGACAGAGAGCGGGCTATTGCAAAAGATTAAGGACAAAGACGGAGTTCTATTTTGCAGCAGCTATCCACCTTGCGATACTGATGCTACAAACAGCGATGCAACAAAAGACAGCAACACTGTGTTGCTTTTTATTCTTGAAAGAGTTTCGGCCGGCAGCATGGACAATAATGAAGAACGCGAACATTTTGGTAAAATGCAGCGGATTGCTGAAAAGGTAGTAGAAAAACTTTTGGCGCAGGAATACGGATGTGACAAGGATTTTAGAATAAAAGACGGCATTCACCTTGAATGGGAATATAACTACGGAGGGGCGAACGGCCTGAGCATGGCTTTCAATTTAGAGAACTGATTTACTTTTTTTGATGATTAATGTGTTGATGATATGAGTTTAAAGATAGACAGAGTTCAGCTTGAGATAGTAATACAGCAGGATAGTGCCCGACAAAAGCTATTGCAACTAGACGAAGATATGCGCAGCGTGCGCAAAGACCTTAAAGGACTGAAAGAGGGAACGGAAGAATGGGCAGCAGCAAGCGAAAAGCTTAAAGGGCTACAAAATGAATACGACAAACTATTTGAAAAAATAGGAATTGGCTCTCTTTCAGTAACAGAGCTAAAAAGAAGACAAACCGAACTGAATGCGATTCTAAACAAACTTCCAGGAGACAGTCCGCTATACACACAATACAAGCAACAACTAAGTGAGATAAATCTGAGAATGCGCGAGCTGAAAGGTACAGCCACGGAAACGCATTTTTCTGTTTCTAAGCTTGCTGACGGATTCAATAAGTATGCCGCAATGGGTGCAAGTGTTATTGCAACACTTACCGGAGTGGCCATGACCGCAAGAAACTCCGTAGACGACTACGCACAGTTAATGGAAGCAGAATCTGACGTGCGCAAATATGCAGGGATGACCCAGGAACAAGTTGGTGACTTAAACGAAGAGTTTAAGAAAATGGATACCAGGACTGCAAGAGAAAGGCTAAACGAGCTTGCAGGAGATGCAGGCAAATTAGGAAAGGAATCAAAGAATGACGTCCTTGAGTTCGTGGATGCCGCCGATAAAATAAATGTTTCTCTTGGAGATGATCTGGGGAAAGATGCAGTAAAGAATATTGGTAAGCTTACAATGATGTTTGGCGAGGACAAAACAAAGGGTCTTCGTGGGGCAATGCTGGCAACAGGTAGTGCCGTGAATGCAATCGGGCAAAACTCGAGTGCAGCGGAAGACTACATAGTAGCATTTACTGCACGAGTAGCGGCAAGTGGCAAGCAGGCAAAAATGAGTCAAACGGAGCTTATGGGATATGCATCCGTACTCGATCAGAACATGCAACAGGAAGAAATGGCCGGAACGGCATTTCAAACATTGCTGATGAAAATGTATCAGGCACCTAAGAAATTTGCAGAGATTGCCGGGATAAATGTTCAGCAATTTACAAAGATGATAAAGGAGGATGCCAACGGAGCACTGCTGACATTTCTTGATACTCTAAACAGATCGGGAGGACTTGATAAACTAGCCCCAGTTTTTAAAGAAATGGGCCTCGAGGGGGTACGTGCAAGCGGAGTAATCAATACGCTTGCCGAGAATACTGGAGAGATTAGGAGACAACAGCTACTTGCAGCACAAGCATACGAACAGGGAACAAGCATAATTAAAGAATATGATGTGCAAAACAATACTGTGCAGGCAGGGCTTGAGAAAGCAAAGAAGAATTTCAAGGAAATAAGCTACGAACTTGGGGAAAAGTTGGAACCCTATATGGGGAAAATGATTACAACCGGGGGAACACTTGTGAGAATACTGTATAGCCTGACAACATTCACGATTTCACATTCAAAAGCAATTATCACGACTGCTGCAGCAATAGGCACATACACCATAGCAGTGCAACTGAACACAATGTGGCAAAAGAAATACGCTGAAACTTCACTTGCTACCCTAGCCATTGAAAAGTTGAGAGAATTCTGGGCTAAGGCTGTAACAGGAGCAACATTACTGCAGGTTGCAGCAACGGGATATCTGACAGGGGCTACAAGAGTGGCCAATCTTGCTATGAAAGAGTTCTTCGTTACAATGGGATTGAACCCGATCGGAATAATTATAGCAGGAGTTGTGGCACTGACAACTGCAATGTATTTTCTATCTCAGAAAACAGACAATGCCACACTTGCAAAACAAAACCTTAACAGGGTGATGGATGAAGCAAAAGAGAAAACAAATGAGGAAAAGAACAGAATAACTTCTTTGCTGCAGACTATTCATTCGGAAACTGCAGCTTATGCAGAAAAGCAGGAAGCAATTGTAAAGCTTAAAAAGATTATTCCTGAATATAACGCCGTGCTGAGCAAAACAGGTAAAGTGACGGACGAAAACACTGAAGCTGTAAACAGATATATCAATGCTCTATTGCGTAAGAATAAAATAGAGGGGCTTAAAGATGAGTTGAAAGACCTATACTCTGATAAGTTTGAAACTGAAAGAGAAGTATCGGACAACCGAAAAGATTATGACAACAAAAAAAACAATGAGAAGAAGGGAATAATGACTCCAACAGTTGGGATGAGCGGCAGTGATGTGAGCGATTACTTCCTGAGTAAATCTGAAAAGCGCCTTGACACAATAAACACAAAAATACAAACCGTGCGCAAAGCTTTTGTTGATGCATTCAAAGAAGATGAAAAAAACAGTAAGAATAACAATAAAGAAGAAAAAAGCGGGGGAAAAGGTGCAAATGATTTAGGAGATAAAAATAAAAAAGGCAGCGGGAATCCATGGGATGACGACATGAAGAATGCGGAGACAGCGCATAAGCTTGAATTGCTGGAGCTAAAAAAGACAGCACAAGAGAGTAATGAGACTGAAAGTGAATACCAATTAGCAGCTGTGGAGAGTGAGCGCAAGTATTTTCAAGACAGGCTAGAGTTGATTGGAAAATATAAAGAGAAAACAAAAGATAAGGGGCAGTTGGCAGAGCTGAACAAAATGGAAGCAGACGCTAAGATGCAACTGCTTGACCTGGATAAAGCTTCAGAGAAAGACAGACTAGCTGTACTGGCAGAATATAGAGACAAGAGACTTCAACAAGCAGACGAAACAACTCAAGAGACAAAGCAAGCTATTATAAAAGAGCGAGCTGATGGAAAAATGCTGGAAGAGGTTTATAATGTGAAAATACGGGAACTTGACACGCTGAATGCAGAACAGCGATTGCAAATACTATCGGACTTTGCTGACGATGTTAAAGGAATGGAGTTCAAGAACGGAGAGGATAAGGCAAAAGCTGTTAAGGATGCAAACAAAGCTGTTATTGAAGCAGACATAAATGCCGCAACAGAAAGAGCAAAAAAATTGCAGGAACAGAAAGCAATGGTCGACAGCTTTAAGCAGAAATTCGGGCTAACAAATGATGCCGACGACACAACGGCTAAACTGAAAGCACTTGATACATACTATGCCGCTGAGCTTGAAAAATTCAAAGATAATGAGGAAGCCAAGACACAACTGAAAAAACTATACCAGTTAGCACAAGAGCAAATCAATAATGAAGGAAGTGAGAAATCACTGGAAACTGAGATCAATGCAAAATCGACATTCGGCATCAATATTACAAACGAGCGCTATAAACTAGAGCTCGCACAACTTGATGATTTTCATAAGAAAGGAATAATCAAGGAAAAGGATTACGAGGATGCAAAGAAAAAACTAGCCGAGAAAACACGTGCAGAAAGACTAAACAATGACAAACAATACTTTGAAGCAGTAGGAAGCATTGCTTCTTCGTTTTCGACAGCATTCTCAGACTTGCAGAGCGCAGAAGAGACGAGAGTATCGGCAAAATATGACAAGCAAATTAGCATTGCCAAGAAAGCCGGCAAGGATACAACCAAACTGGAAGAGGAGAAAGAGGAAGCTTTGCATGCAGTTAAGAAAAAGTATGCCGATCTGCAATTTGCTGCAGCTGTACTCCAAATTAGTAGTACGACGGCAGTGGCAGCAATGAACGCTTACGCATCTTTGGCAGTTATACCGGTAATTGGTCCGGCTCTTGGAGCAGCTGCAGCAGTAGCGGCCATTGCAGCAGGAACAGCACAAGTGGCAGTAGCAGCAGCAAACAGAGATGCAGCTAAAGGATTAAAGACCGGTGGTTACAGTGACGATTATATAGAGGGATTTACCAGTACCGGAAATCCGGACGAAGTAGCAGGAGCGATTCCAGTGCACAAAAATGAATTTGTGGCCAACCATGACGCGGTAGCGAATCCGGAAGTGAAGCAATTTCTTGACGTATTTAATGTAGCTCAGAAAAACGGTACTATACGAATGCTGAATACTACATCTATTTTGCAACAGGTTAACACGAAAGCCGGCAGATATTCGGGTGGGTATTCGGATAGTGAATATACTGAGAAAACAGCATCGACAACTGAGGTGGGTAATAATAATACAAACGCCAATAACAGCGAGGTTCTTTCGCTGATAAAGAGATGTATTGAGATTCTTAATATCATAGCAGAAAAAGACCTTAGCTTTCCTCTGACTGATGTAAGAAAAGGTATTAAAAAGCTGGATAAGATGGAACAGAACGCCGGTTGGTAGTTGTCCTTTTTTTGAGCAGTTGTCTGTCATACTTTTGCATTACACAAAACGTAATAGCAAGGGTATGACAGATTTGTTTATAGGAGGTGTGAAAGCCGTATTATCAGATGACTTCAGCACAACTGTTAAAGTTGAAAATTCATTCTTCACAAAAAATGGTGAATATACTTATGACGTAAAGCTCCCGCTTAACAACAAAACAAATTCTACTCTTTACAATTTCCTGAACCGAGCTAATAACAAAAGCCAGATTGCCACAAAGAGAAAAGCTGTATTAATAGCCGACAACCGTGTATACATTGACGGTACCGAAATTATAACAGGATGGACAGACAAAGACGTTTCATTGCAATTAGTATCAGGTAAGAGTGAACTAAATTACCTTATAGGAAGCGGGCTTAAAATAGAATGGCTGGATTTAGGAAAAGAAATTATTCCTGTATTAAGGCAAACTATAAATGGACAGAGCATTTATAACAGATATCCTACATATGATTATGTTTTAGCTCCTATACTTAATAGGACAACGGGGATTTTAATGAATCCATGGATGTGTAAAAATGATAATAGAGGGTGGTATTTAGACTACACCCGCGATTACAACACTGTTAACAAATTTATTGCGCAGCCTTATTTAGGCGCGATGATAAAAAAGATTTGCGCAGCTCTTGGATACTCGATTGGAACAAATGAAATAGATAGCTCGATTTTTAAGGACCTATACATTTGCCACACAGAAGAGACTAATGAATATGCAAAAATGCTACCAGGTTGGACTGTGAAAGAGTTTTTCACTGAAATAGAGAATACATTTAATGTTGTTTTTAATGTGAACAACAGAAAGAAAACTATTGATATTCTATTTGCAAACAGTTACCTGGTATCTGCAAAAGAAGTGCATATTCAAAACGCTGTTGATGACTACGAGACTGAAATAGATGACGACAACAGGTTAACACACAGCAATAGCACTGTGAAATATGACTTGCCGAGTAACAGTTACTATAATAGAAGAAACCTCAGTGAGGCAGTGCTTGCTTTATGCACTATCGTGGATAAAGCAAACTGGGCAGAAGTAAAGAGTTACCTGAGCACAAATAAACCTACACGTGAAATAGTAAGAGACAGCGAAACCGGAAGAGAGTACATATATGACAGCGCAACAAGTAGCATTGAAATGGTTAACGATTGGGCCAATTTGACATGTGAAAATACTGATGAAGAGATGACTCTTTCTATTATTCCTGTGGAAATGACTGATTACACACTAAATGGTTATAACTACATAAATCATATTACCAATTCAACAACCTGGAGAATACCTGTTGTTGATGGATCGGGAACTAAGAACGAAAGCGATGACAGTAAAACGATATCCGACCTTTTAACCGATGGAGTAACAGACACGGCTGGAACTAAGGGGAAAATATTTGTTGCATTTTATCAGGGACTTAAGAACCCTTCGGGGTGGGTTATAGACTACCCTACTCCATTTACAGACGGATGGGGGAAATGGAATGGAAATTTTGTGCAACTGTCTGAAAACATGGCTAGCATGAGGTTGAGTGAAATCAATTCTCTTCTGTATAAGGGTGCTTACGAAATAGATACGACGGCAGGGGTGACTTTTACGTGTTATGACCCCAATTTATATAACCCCAGGTTAATTTTTAATATAAGGAATAAAAGGTATGCCTGCCAGCACATTGAATATATAATAACTAACAAAGGTAGAGAAGCCGCATTTAAAGGCGTATTCTACCCTATAAAGATAAGTGATATAGACGTATATAAAAAATTCGTTCTTGCAGATGGCAAGTGGAGAGATGGAGGAGCGTGGATTGATAATGGGAGATGGCTAGATGAATAACGAATACGAATACATAAAACCGTGGGACGGAGAGCACGACACAGGGTATGACGTGCGCAAGAAGCTGGAGAATAATTTTAAAAAGATTGAAGGCAATTTTAATGAGATAGTAACTGAACTAAAATCATTTTTAAAGAAGAATCCGGATGGCAATATAGAGGAACTTATTGCCTTTCTAAAAGGTATAAAGATTGGAGATAAACAGCTTCTTGACATTATTCGCTCTGTTGACTCTTCTGCAGAATCGGATACGAACGTTTATTCGGCAGCTAAGACTCTTTCTAAATTTTTAAAGAAGGATGAAGCTGATGCTGCTGCTGAACTGCTTTCTTTTTTAAAAGGCATTATTGTTAAAAACGGAGCAACGGCCGACTATGTGCATGTGATTGAAACGCTTTCGGCAAAGCTTGTTGATGCTGCAAAGGGGGCTTTTACAGATGTGGAAGTTACGAACCAGGTGAGTACGCTGAATTTGATTGTTCAGGCACTTGCAAAAACTTACGATCTAAGTGTAGAGCATGTAGCTACTCTGTTTCAGACCGTCGTAAAAGATTATGTTTCGAGCGAAAACTTTGTATCAGGATTTTCCGGATCAGGTATGAAGATATACAAAGCTCTGAACGGTGACTGGAACATGGAGATTGACAACCTAACCGTCAGGAAAATATTCTCTGTGTTCGAATTAGTTGTTCAGAAGGTGGTGTATCAGGGCGGGATGGTTATTCGCTCGGCTGCCGGCGGTAAGCTTACAAAGGTTGTTGATGGTGGGTCTTACTGGCGTTGCGAACATGACAGTGCTAATGACTTTGTTGCGGGTGACCAGGTGTTTTGCCAGACTTTTACAGGTACAACAAAAAAGAGGTATTGGCGATTAGTAACTTCTGCCGGAGCAGGCTATTTTAATTTGTCAAAGACCGATTGTGAAGCTAATAGCGCTATTCCCGAATCTACTGATGAAGTTGCAGTACTTGGTAATAGGACAGTTACAGCAAGACAATCGGCTCAGATAGATTGCGCTGTTGGTGATACAGCTCCTTATCGGGATGATTACGAAGGTATTAATAATTATTCGTTAGATGGTAAGTTGATTCTTCGTAGTGGTAATTTATCCGGTATTGTTGATGCTGTTTTTGGGGCTTTGTCGGGTTCTGGAATGTACGGCAAGAATGTACGTCTTAAAGGTGATTTCATTTTGGAATCGACTGGTAAAAGTGTTTCTAAAGAGTTCGAAGATGTACGCACTGCATTCGAAATTCGTGAAGGACAGATTAGTAGCAAAGTATCACAAGCAACAACAGCAGCTTCTGAGGCTTCTGCAAGCGAAAAAAAAGCTACTAATGCAGCAGGAACGGCAAGTGGTAATGCATCGGAAGCATCACAATCGGCAACGAATGCAGGAAATAGTGCCGGAGCATCTAGTGCAAGCGCAGCGCAATCGGCTAGTTCAGCCAGCTCAGCGCAAGGTAGTGCCGATGTTGCAGCCGCTAAGTTGGCTACTATCACACAGAAGGAAACTTCTATTAATCAGACTGCTGGAGCGATAGAATTAAAAGCTTCTGATGTTACAACAAAGGCATCACAAGCTGCTTCTTCAGCTAGTGCTGCTGCAAGTAGTGCGGGAACAGCAACAACCAAAGCAGGCGAAGCGGCTGGAAGTGCTGCAAGTGCCTCGGATTCTTTGGTTAGAGTTACAGTCAAAGAGACTTCGATAAACCAGACTGCAGGGGCTATAGAGATTAAAGCGACTCGTGCAGAGAATGCAGCGGGTAGAGCTGAGACAGCAGAAGCTGCTATAAATGTAAAAGCGGATGGAATTGTTATGCAAGTTTCTTCTGCAGCTGCTCAGAAGGCTGTTGATGGTGTGCAAATTGGTGGTAGAAACTTAGCGCAAGGGACAGCGCAATTTGTTGGTGGAAACATTGAACCTAATTATCAAGGATATGGTAATTCTATTACTAATGAAATATTTAGGGGAAATAAAGTTTATAAAGTAGCTAGTGATTGGTGGGGATTTAGATTTCCAACATTAACTCCAAACAATCAACCTACAATTATTAGTTTTTACGCTAAAGTAGATGTTGGTACAACTTGTAAATTTAGAAGTCCCGCTTCACCTCAATCATATATATGTAATGGTGATTATTCTGATGGAATTGATGGTGTTATTTCATCAACAACATGGAAACAATATTATATTTATTACCCTAATGGTTGTAATTTTTTCACACCTGTAAATGCTGTTGGTATTGTTGAATTTTGGACTACAACAGGTTGTTATTATAGTTCAGTAAAAGTAGAATTAGGAACTAAACCAACAGATTGGACACCTGCCCCTGAAGATATTGATAGCTCTATATTAGCAGCACAGGGTACAGCCAATAATGCTTTATCTATAGCTAACGCTGCTGTTCCTATGACCACTTATAGCAGCAAGATAGAACAATTCGATAGGTCAATCAGCGCAAAGGCTGAGCAAACGACTGTTAATGACTTAAATAATCGTGTCAGTTCTGCAGAAGCTAAGATAACTCCGGACGCTATTAATTTGACAGTGAAAAGTCAAATTAATGCCGCAGTGAATAGCATTGGAAAACTCTATGTACGGGGAACAGGGTTAAACAACAACGCTGCCCCATCAGTTTGCATCAATAATTCGGAATACGTTAATTCTTATGGAAGAGGACATACACTAATAACTATAAACAAAAGTGATCTTTCAAAATCTGAGATCATAACATACGATACATACGGGGACTCTGGGTACTGCGATAATTTGGCAAGCAAACTTAATAGCTTATCAAATAGTGTTATTGTAATATTGGTAAGTTATGACGCTTGTGCAATAAATTCGAATTTGGCTAATGCAATTAAAAGGTGTGGGGGTTCCGGAAAGACATTTGGAGCAGACAGAATTCCTTATGCATTTGTGGGAATTCCCAGTATAGGTTCTGGCAATGGAATAGAAGTTATATGCGGAAACGGAAGTTCTGACCCTTATGCTCAATTTTCATCGACTATTACAAACGGTATACCACAGGGTGTAATGAGTGCTATCGGGATTTTCGAACAGATAAAATCTTCTTTATCAATAACAACAAATGGTATATCAATTTTAGGTCAAACGATTTCTTTAACGGGTGCAGTAACCTTTTCTTCGTTAGACAGTAATTCTCAGTCAAGGATTAATAATGCACAGAGCACCGCAACCAATGCAGCTAATGCTGCTTCATCAGCACAGGGTACAGCCAATAACGCCGTGTCGGCTGCCGGAACTGCTCAAAATACAGCAGATACAGCTGCAAGGAATATTTCTTCGCTGCAAAACAGTCTTGGCGCATTGGCTTATCAGAGCATGGTATCGCTTGCAAGACTAGATAGCACAGTTGTTGAGGGTGGGTATATCAAAACGTCTTTGATTAATGCAGACGCAATTATAACTAATCAGCTGCTCGCTAATAAGATTGCAGCAACGGATATAACAACAAATAGGCTGGCAGTAACGGCAGGTGCTAAAATAGGCGATTTTTCCGTAACAAATGGACTGTCGTATAATAATGGTAGTGATTATCTTTCAATTGGGCCAATGTGTGTCCAGACAGTCCCTTATGATCCTTACGTTGACCAGGTTAGTACGCTAGTTAATGTTATGCAATATAGCAAATCAGATATGACTAATTCGCTTAATCGCTCCAACTTTACGATCGGCAAAACAACTCACCTAGGAAGGGCAGCTTTCACGAAGAGGGGAACATCAATGAATTCAGCTGATGCACAGGCTGCTACAGTCATCATAAACGGTGGGTTATTCCTTGATAAGATGGCTATTGATATTGATTATGGTTATCAGGAGATAACAGACATCAATCAGCTAAAAAATATAACATACAGTTTTCCACGTAGATTTATTATAGGTTTGAAATTAACGAGCTCGCAAAGCTTGACATGGGCTTTTCTCAACTCGTTATCAGGAGATAATGGATTGGGGGTTATGTACACTTTTGTACACTTGTCAGGGGCGCAACTTGCAATACAAACCGTTGGTGGTACTGCATACTTGAATAAACCGGATAAATCAATAACAATTCTGAGTTTGAAGTCATTCCATAATCAAAGTGAGACTAGGTGGATTCCGCTAACACAAGCAACATGGTGGTAATATTAACATTTTAATAATATAAATATGAAAATTGATTTTAGAAAAGTAAACGTAAAGGATGTTGAAGGGAATAAAAGTACCGTTGATATCGCAAAAGAGTTAGGAAATCAGATCTATAAAAAAACAGCTGATTTGGGTGAACTTGAAACGGCTCGTGAAATCTATAAGAATGGGACTATTGAAGTAGATGCTGAAAAAGCGACTATACTCTCAAGATATGTGAAAGAGGGTTTTCTTGCATTTGTTCAGGAATCAATTTGCCCAGTGCTAGAAAGAATTATTAATAATCAAAATAAGAAATAAAGATGGAAAATTTAAAAAAGATCAGTGAAAACACAGTTAGCAAATACAGCCTTGAAAAAGACGGATATACGTACGATGCAGAAGTGACAACTTACGATAATAAACTTATCACACTTGTATGTTATATCGCAATTAAGACGAAAGGTGATTCTCCGCTAACAACCAATAAAGGCTTTTTAAATATAACAACAGAATCAAGAAAATGTATTAATGTTGATATGGATGTTGATGTAGCTGTAGTTGGAGCAACGTTTGAAGAAATTATCAAAGCGGTGACACTTACTGCAACGGCTGCCGTTGTTAACGATGCAACAGAGAAAGTGGAATAATATATAAAAGGAAAGTCTGAATTAGAAAGGGGGAGAAATGGATAAGGGGATGAAAAGTCAAATAGCAGGATGGTTTATCACAATTGCTTTCTCGGTGGTGGGCGCATGGGCAACCATGAATGCAAGAATGTATGAAGTTGAGAAGAGAATAGAAATTGTACAGTTGCAGATAGAGACAGAGAGAGAGGCTCTGACTCAAAATCAAAATGATGTGAAGGATATAAAAGAACTTTTTCTAAAAATAGATAAATCCATCACGGAAATTAACGGAAAACTACAGTTGAAGGAGGATAAAAAGTGGCGATGATTAAAAAACTTATAAATAAATGGAAGGCGGAAACGCCTATTATAGCTAAATATGTAAGAAATGCAGCTATATTGATAGGTGGTGCCATAGGTGCGGGATATACTGTTGTACCAATGGATAGTATGCCAAACTGGATAAAGTCTATCGCATTCTCATGCGCTGGGATTGCTTTTGTAGCACAATTTTTTGAAAAGAAGGAGGTGAATAAATGAAATTAGAATTAAGAAGAATAGCCTTAAAGCCTACCTATACAATAGGTAAGCTTTATATTGACGGTGAGTATTTCTGTGATACTTGTGAAGATAAGGTGAGACCCAGAGGAGAAAAGATACCAGGAGAAACAGGTATTCCGGCAGGTACATATAAAGTAATAGTAAATGTGAGTCCTAAATTCAAAAGGCTTCTTCCAAGGTTGCTCAATGTGCCCGGGTTTGATGGTATTCTGATGCACCGAGGAAATACTGCAAAAGATTCGTCGGGATGCATTTTAGTTGGTGAAAATAAAAAGGTAGGTATGGTTTTAAATTCTACCTATTACGAGGAAAGGCTTACTGAGATTTTGAAAAATGATAATAATATAACAATTGAAATTGGATGAGAAAGTTTTTATTAATATTACTCGTTATTATTCTAGCTAGCTGTGCAGGCACTAAAACTATTTATGTACCTGTACAATCTGTCAAGACTGAATACAGAGATCGTATTAAGACTGACAGTGTACATGTACTTGATTCTATTTTTTTCGCAATCAAGGGAGATACTATCATCAAAGAGAAATACCGTACTATTTATAAAGATAGACTACTAAGAGATAGCATTTTTAAAGAAGATACAATTCGAGTACCTTACCCTGTTGAAAAACAAGTCGTAACGAATAAACTTAATTGGTTTCAAAAAGTATGTGTCTGGGGTTTTTCCTCGATAATTGGAGCCCTAATTTTATATATAATTATTTGGCTTTTAAAGAAGAAGTATTTTAAAAATTAAGTTTATCTTTGTTGCGAGATTTTTAAATCTCATATAAATTTATAGAGAAATGTCTAGCGAGGCATTTCGAAAAGAGGTAGATATTTTATATTTACCTCTTTTTTAGTTTATTAGATTTACTTTATAAAAAAGTATTTACTGAAAACAAATTAAATCATTATCTGTTTATAATAAAAAAATGTATTTATGTGTTTTACTTACAAACTAAATAAAAGTGCAAAGTCCCTTGAAGAAAGATTTGTTGCCGAGGTAGTTCATAAACAAGGTAATATATTTTTTGATCAAACACAAAATATTTATAATGGATTTGTTCACCCACAAATGCCTGTGATCACAAGCAAGGAACCAAACTTAATACAGTTTTTTGAATGGGGTTTACTTCCTTCGTGGGCAAAAGATAAAAGCTTTCAGGATAAAACACTTAATGCACGACTTGAAAGCCTAACAGAAAAACCTTCTTTCAAAAATGTAATTAATAACAGATGCCTTATACCTGCAGACGGATTTTTTGAGTGGCAGTGGTTAGATGAAAAAGGAAAGGCTAAACAAAAATATCTGTTAGATTTTCCTAACCATGAATTATTTGCATTTGCTGGACTTTGGAGTACATGGAAAGATCAGGCAGGAGAATTATTAAATACATTCACGATTATAACAACTGAAGCAAACGAATTATTATCTATTATTCATAACTCAAAAAAAAGAATGCCAGTGATAATAAGGAAAGGATTAGAAAGAGAATGGTTGAATAATGGGAAAATAGTTCTTTGGAATGACGATTTAGTTGCCACTAAGCTTTAGATACTAACGTCTAATATATCGTTTATATCTGTTGTAAATTTCTTAGAAAGTTTTTCCTGTTTCATTTTCCATACTTTTGCATCTTGAGAAGCAAGCCTCACTTTTTGATAACCAAATTTAGTGTTAAGTTTATCTATAGCTTTCATCAACGGTTCATGTTTAGGATTCGAATTAAAAAAGAACGATCTTTGAAGATTCTCTTCCTGAACAAAATCCATCAGCACCACTCCAGCTCTTTTATAAAGGAAACCTTGCTTAAATATCTTTTTTAGCCCCTCACCTGCAAACTTAACTATTTCCAATGAAGAAGATGTAGGGAAAGGCAATCTCACCACAATGCTATTCCTGTATTGCTCATACGGCTCCCTGAAGCTGCTTGTTTCAATAAACACAACCATAGCCTGACACATAGAATGTTGCTTTCTCAACTTCTCGGCACTCATCACAGTAAATGTGGCAATGCGTTCATTCACCTCATCAAGAGTGCTGTACTCATGCTCAAAAGTCCTTGTTGTGGCAATGCTTTGCTTGTTCTCAACAGGCTCCATATCGAGGCGAGAGATACCATTCAGCTCATCGAGCAGCCTCACACCCACTATAGTCATGTTCCTCAGCACCCATCCCCTGTCTAGCATAGCAAAATCAAGTCCCGTGTTCACCCCAATAGCCCTCAGCTTCTTAGCATTTCTACGTCCAATGCCCCACACATCCTCAACAGCAATCCATTTCAACGCCTTTATCCGTTTCTCTTCAGAGTCTATCACATAACTGCCCTCCGTTCTATCGGGAAACTTCTTTGCTATTCTGTTAGCCAGTTTCGCCAAAGCCTTTGTAGGAGCCACCCCCACGCTCACCGGAATACCCGTCCATTGAAGCACATGCTTCCGCATCTTCACCCCGTAAGCGTGCAAATCCACTTCAAAGCCAGTCAGGTTAAGGAAACACTCATCAATACTATACACCTCCTGCTCGGGCGAATAACCCGAAAGGATACACATCACCCGGTGACTCATATCACCATAAAGAGAGAAATTGGCAGAGAACACTGCGATGTTGTGTTGCTCGAAAGTGTACTGATACTGATAGGCAGGCGCCCCCATGGGAATACCCAAAGCCTTGGCCTCATTGCTACGTGCAATAACACACCCATCGTTATTACTGAGAACAACAATAGGCTTGCCAATAAGAGCCGGATTAAACACCCTTTCACAGCTGGCATAAAAATTATTGCAATCAACCAGAGCAAACATCACATTTTCCTAATAGCGTAGGTAACAATACCCCAAATCATAAAATTGTTATTCTCATTCACTTCAATAACAGGGAAGTCGGAGTTCGAAGGAATAAGCATACAGCGAGTCTTTTCAATCTTAATCCGCTTCACGGTAAACTCACCATCCACAAAGCAGACAGCCATTTTGCCATCTGCTGGCGGTAAGCTCTTATCAATAATAAATAAATCCCCTTCACTCAGGTCCGTTTCCATCGAAGTACCGTTTGCCCGTGCAAAAAAGGTAGCCTCTGGATTCTTAATAAGCACATTATTTAGGTCGATAGATGCTGCCACAAAATCGTCGGCAGGCGAAGGGAATCCGGCTTTTATATTGCCAACAAACGGAATCTCGAGCATTTTACTCGTATCTGCCGGATATATTTCCAATTGTCTGAATACTTTTTCTTTCATAATCAATCAAATTATTTCTGCAAAGTTGGATAGAATACCTGATATTTATGTTTAGATATAACAAATTAACAGATATAAAATTGCTACTTTATAGATATTTTAAAACGTTGTAGGTTGTAAGTTATATATCGGGAAAATTATTTTTAATGTTTGCGTTCCTATTACCTATTCTTTTACGGGCATATCTCTCGGTTGTTTCAACAGAACGATGACGCAAATGAGCCTGTAATTCCCAAGTTGTTGCACCATGATCTGCCAAGGCTTCTGCTCCTGAATGCTTCCAGCTATAGAATTTGTAATTAGATGATATATTTAGATCGTCTCTGATCTTGTTGAAACGATTTCGCATAGTGTTCTTTCCTAAAACTTCTATTCCAGGACGGCCAAACTTTCCAAAAATATATAGTTCACAATCTTCTAAGTCAATACGTTGGGCAATGAGTTCTTTATGTAACTGTTCGGGCATATCAATTGTATCGGTTCTATTTCCTTTGGCCGTATCGCTCTTGACTAGAATCTTACGACTTGAGAAGTTTATATCTCCTACCCTAAGGTTTCGAATCTCCTCGCCAGGGCGGAGAGCAGAATAATACATCATGCAACAAGCTAACCAGAGCTGCTTATCTCTATGCTTTATTTCTTTTGCCAATTTTTTCCGGATATTAGCAGGTATAGGATAAGGGGCGCAGTCCTTAACTTCGCCTATACGAGGGATATCATGCACAGGATTTGATTTAATGACTTTCTTATTGTTTATAAGATATTCAAAAAAGGAATAAAGTATCTGCTGATATTTTGCTATTGATATTTTTGCAAGCTTTTCTTTTTCGAATTTAAAGAGCAGAAATTTTGTTATTATCTCATTATTTATTGCTGAGATATCATGCTTAGCAATACAATTCAACTCCAAATAAGCGCAAAAAGAGCGCATCTTAGACTGATATGTTTGATACGTTTTCTTATTAACAACACCCTTTTTTAGTAGTAGAAAATCGCTTAAATAGGAATTAACGGTGTGATTTGACTTCCGTGCACGACCATAATTAGCAGCAACAGCATTATATACTAACTCATCCTCATAAATAACACTTTCCTGTTGCTCATCGAAGACGGACCAACCGGACTTTATTTTTGAGGTAAGCTCATTTATATATTTTTCTGCTATTATATAACGTTCATCTGCAGAGCTAATTCCAGTAAAAATGGAATAGTTACGGAAACGTTTCATCACTCCATCGCGAGGGTTGCGCATAGAGTATTCAATAAACCATTTCTTATCAACATCTCCTCCAACATCACACAGACGTGGAAGAATTGCTATTGACTTTTTTCTCGGCATCTCTTTTCTTTTTAGGATTAATAATTTGCGATTTTTAATAACTAAAAAAAGAAAAATCAATGTCCGATATACAGTTATATACAACTAAAAAAATCAGTATACAATTATAATATACTGATTTTCAGAGCTTTTTGCATAAAAGTGGAGCTGGAGGGAATCGAACCCTCGTCCAAACGAGGAAATCATAAGCTTTCTACATGCTTATCTTCGCCTAAATTTTCGAGTACGGCAAGACCGAAGCCACCAACCAGTACC